TTAAAAGCGTACTGACATGCAACAGAGCGGCAAATTACATAGAAAGTGGAGCGACTTCGCCTAAAGGCGGCACGGGTACACAAAAAGGTATATCAGCCTACTGCGTTCCGAAGTCAGTTCCGAAAAACACGAAGCTTTGGTATTGATTATGAAGTTTGATGCAATCAAAGGAATTATAGGATCGTTAGCCCCAACGTTGGGTACGGCCCTCGCTGGGCCGTTAGGCGGAACAGCGGCCTCCGCTATAGCGACTGTATTGGGTTGTGATCCAGAGCCTAAAGCTCTGGAAAAGGCTGTACAAAACGCCACGCCAGAGCAACTGGCTGAGATAAAAAGATGTGAGCAAGACTTTAAGCTTCAAATGAAAAAGCTTGATTTAGATGTTTTTGCTTTGCAGACGGCAGATGTACAAGACGCTCGTAAGTTCTTTGGCAAAGACTGGACTGCAAGAATCATAGCCGTGCTTTGCGTTCTCTTCTTTGGGTGTTACATATTTATGGTAACGATCCAAGAGCCGAATCAAAACTCAGACGCAGTTATAAATCTTGTTCTTGGGTATCTTGGAGGACTCGTATCCTCAATCATTTCTTATTACTTCGGTTCAAGTGCGCAGGGGAATAGTAGTGAGTAACTTAATTGAAATGTTAAAGCGACACGAAGGTGTTCGTCCTAAAGTATATGTTTGTTCTGCTGGGTACGAAACAATTGCGGTAGGCAGAAACATTAGTGAATCCGGTCTTGGCCTCTCTGACGATGAGATCGACTACCTTTTAACGAATGATATTGACAGGGTTGTTAGCGAGTTAGATTCGACCTTTAGTTGGTTCAAGAGACTAAACCCTGCTCGTAAAGACGCGATGATTTCTATTTGTTTTAACTTAGGTTTGACTAGGCTTTTAAAGTTTAAAAACGCTTTAAGCTTCATGGAGAGCGAAGACTACATAATGGCTGGGATGGAATTCGATAACAGTTTGTGGTCGAAACAAGTGGGGCAAAGGGCTGAAGAGCTTTGCCAAATGATTGAATCTGGCGAGTATCAAAATGACGCTGCTTAGTATTAACCCCCCAGCAGGAATCGTTAAAAACGGCACGGAACTCCAGCAGTCTAATAGTTGGAATGACGGTAACTTAGTTCGTTGGAACGAAGGCTCTCTTCAGCCTGTAGGTGGGTGGAGGGCTAGAACCACATCTGCAATGACTGGTAAGTGCAGGGCAATCTTAGCGTACCTTGATAACGATGGTGATCGTAGAACTGTAGCTGGTACTGAGTCCAAGCTTTTCTTTATAGCAGAAGACAGCACTTTGTCAGACATAACGCCTTCTGGATTTACGACTGGTACGTCAAGTGCTGCTCAGAACTTAGGTTATGGCGGGTTGACTTGGAATCTTTTGTCTTGGAACTCTCCCCGCCCTGACAGTGGTGCTTACGCCCCTGTCACGACTTGGAGCCTTGATACTTTCGGTGAATTTGTCATCGCTTGCTCAACAAGCGATGGCAAGCTTTATCAATGGCAAAACAGCGCAGCAAGTGTCGCTGCTGTCTTGAGTAACGCACCGACAAGCAACACAGCAACAGTCGTAACAGAAGAAAGATTTGTACTAGCGTTAGGCGCTGGTGGTGTCGGGAACAAGGTAGCTTTCAGCGATCAAGAGGACTCAAATACTTGGACTCCAGCAGCTACAAACCAAGCTGGAAGTTTCACGTTAGCCACCGATGGCAACCTAATACTTGGTCGTAGAATGAGGGGTGAAACTCTTCTCTTAACCGATGTAGACGCTCACGTGATGCGCTACATCGGCCCCCCGCTCGTCCATAGCTTTCAACAAGTTGGAACAGGCTGTGGCGCTATCAGCGCCAATGCCTGTGTCATAGCAGACGGTTCAGCGATCTGGATGGGTCGTAACGGTTTCTTCACATACTCTGGCTCCGTGCGTTCTTTACGATCTGCTGTTGGCGACTTCATCTTTGAGAATATGAATGTTGACCAACGCAGTAAAGTGTTTGGGGTTTTAAACAGTAACTTCGCTGAAGTCACTTGGTTTTATCCTAGCTCTGGGAGTAATGAAAACGACAGCTATGTAAGCTTTAATTATCGTGAAAACCACTGGCAAATAGGGACACTTGCCAGAACTGCTGGCTTTGATTCTGGCGCTTTCGTTTACAGTAATTACGTTGATGAGAACGGCATTATTTTTGAGCATGAAGCTGGTTATGCTTACGACTCTGACACCGAAATATTCGTTGAAAGCGGCCCTATAGAGATAGGCAACGGTGATCGTTATATGGTGGCTAAGAGCCTCATTAGCGACGAGAACGAAGCTGGTGCGGTAACAGCAACCTTCAAGACTAAGAACTACCCTACGGCTTCAGAATCGACTCACGGGCCTTTCAATCTTACCTCTACACCTACGTCTGTTCGCTTCACTGGAAGACAGGTAAATATGCGGGTGACAGGCAATAGTAACTCAAGCTGGCGAGTCGGTGACATGCGCTTGGACGTAGTGCCTGGGGGTAGAAGATGAGACTACCTAATGCTACTGACGAGTATTCTCGTCAGGAAGAACAGCAGAAGAACTTATTGATTGAGCAAGCTGACCTTTTGAACTTTAAAAAGCTTCAAGATATAGAGGTTGGTTCTTCGAGACTAATTCTCAAGTCACCCAACGGCACTCGTTATTCTGTGGCTGTTGATAATTCTGGCAACCTTTCGGCTACCTCCTTATGAGTGCGCAAAGAAAAATTAGTGCTGCTGAAGTCATGGAGCCGTATCGACCTATGGTCGAAGCGGCACTTCGTTATGCAGGGGAAACTTTCGTGTATCAGGACGTTGTTGATCACGTGCAAGAAGGCGATATGTTCTTCTGGCCTGCTGAAGAAAGCTTCCTTGTTACTGAGGTTGCGCAGTTCCCTCGTAAACGCACACTCCACATATTCTTGGCTGGCGGCAAGTTATCTGAAGTAAAGAGTATGGATGAGTCGTTAATCGCTTACGCAACGGCTCTTGGGTGTACGGCGATATCTTTATGTGGTCGCGCTGGCTGGGAAAAAGCCTTGAAAGACTTAGGTTATAAAAAAATTCACACAACGATAGGTAAGAATATAAATGGCTAATGGAATTCTTAATTTTGATCCTGATGAGATTGATCAAAGTGTGATCGACTTTTATGGCGGTAATGCGCAGCAGATAGCCCAACCTGACGCTGGGTACTTTGCGGAGTTCCCATTGCCAAATAGTGAACCTCAGACAGCTTTTACCTCAGATCCAATGGGCTTTACTCAAGATCCGAATGTAACCCCGCAACAAAGCGAAGATATTTTTGCCATTCGGCAAAAGATTGCTCAAAACGCAGAGATGGCAAGGCGTGGTTTTAACATGCCAACTGGCTTTAGCCAAGTTGACGCTGAAGGATTACAACAAGTCTATCCAGAGCTAAATCTCAGCATGGCAGGACAAGATTTATTCTCAGCAGTCAACAACGACCAAGCCAGTGAAATCCAAAGACGCATGGAGGAGTTGGTTGGTTTGCAATCCTCTGAAGCAGAGCAAAGCGCAATGATGCCGTTTATGCCAAGCCAGACTAGCTCTGCACCAGCAACGAGGGTTTCGACTCCCGTTGACAGGACTCTACAAGACAGAATTACAGAACTCGAAATGATGAATCAAGGTAAAATGCCTCAGTTTGGATTTATGGGAAGCAATCTTGATTTAGGAAACATGGGATATTAAATTATGGCTGGTAAAAACAGAAGCAGTAGTAGTACGACCTTCGATCCAGAACTGAAAAATGCAGCGTTGCAGGTCTTTCGGCGGGGAGATGTATTATCTCAACAACCCTATCAGCCTTATGATTCAGCTACAGTAGCCCCTTTAGCGCCTTCTCAAATAGAAGGAATGCAGATGAGTGCTGATGCTGCGAGATCAGGGATTGGGCAAGATCAGCTTGCACAAGCTAACACTGCCGCTGGACGAGCGGCTGGGTTTACACCCTCTTTCTTCGATGTAAACCTCGGTATGAATGTTCCAGATGTCGCCTCAAGAGACATCTCAGCAGACCAGATTGGGCCGTTGGGTGCGTTAAGTCCCGAACGACTCCAACAGGCCTCAGCCGTTAATACCAATGCCTTTAATGTCGCTCCTGTCACTGCGCAACAAATACAAGGTCGCACTGTAGACGCACAAAGTTTGGCTGGCGCTGATTTGTCTCCATATCAAAACCAATACCAGACCCAAGTTATCGACACAGCATTAGGCGATATCGAAAGATCTCGCCTAATGGCTCAAAATCAAAATGCAGCAGATGCTATAAAAGCCAACGCCTTCGGTGGTGATCGTCAAGCTATCTTAGAATCAGAGACTAACAGAGGCTTCGCTGATCAAGCGGCTAGAACAGCAGCTACTCTAAGAGCGCAGGGCTTTGAGAACGCAGCCAGTAGAGCGGAAGCTGATATCGGCAGAGCGCAGCAAGCAGGGTTTCAGACCGCTAATCTTGGCGCTCAAGCAGACTTGGCTAACCAACGCGCTGGCTTAGAAGCTGGAACACTATCTGCTCAACTAGGTTTAGAAAGCCAAGTTGAGCAAGGCAGACAAGCACTGCAAAGTGGCTTGGCTGCACAGTCGCAAGACACTCAAAGAATGATGGCTAACCAAGATGCTGGTTTAGCAGCCGGACAGCAAAATTTAAATGCTGAGTTAGCACGACAAAGAGCAAATCAAGAACAAAACTTAGCTGCGCAACGCAATAACGCGCAGCTTGGTTTCGATGCTGCTCGTAGTAATCAGCAAGCTGCATTGGAGGCAGAGACTCAGCGTAGATCGCTAGAGTCTCAACTAGCTTTAGATCGTGAACGTCAGAACCTAAGCGCCCTTGGTATTAACCTTGAAGGCGCTAACGCTTTAGGGCGGTTAGGTGGTCAAGCTAGAGACTTTGCATTTGGTGATGCTGCCGCCCTCGAGAGTGTTGGTGATCGACAGCGCGAGTCTGCTCAAGAGTTATTAGAAGATCGTTACAGACGCTTCCTTGAGCAACGGGACGCACCGCTACGCGCATTTGACATCCTTCGTGCTGGCGCTGGCATATTGCCATCGCCAGTTATGCAATCCTCTAAGGGTAGAGGGTTCACGGTATTAGGAGGCTGATATGGGTGCAGCAGTAGCAGCTATCGTAAAAAATAAAATAAAGGCAAAGATTGGCGAGAAGGCTGGTGGCAAAAATCAATTTGGTTTTGCTGGTGGTCTTTTTAACAAAAAACTTGAAGATACCGCTGAGAAGGTTGAGGGCGTTAAGTCCCTAGCTACCGACCCTATGCAGTTTGTAAAAGATCGTTTAGATGATCGGATCGCTGAAAAGCGAGAGCGGATAGACGGCATCTTAAATCCTCGCCGCACAATCAAGAATCAACTTATGGAGCAAGGCTTTCCTGAAGATGCCATAGATTCGGTTCTTTCCACCATGTCTATTCGTCGTGATGACGAAGAGATTCCAACCCCAGGAGTGAGCCGTGGCATCCTCTGATGAAGAAAACAAGCGTAGATACTTAGCTAATTTAGCAGCTATGGGAACTGACCTGGCGTTTGAGTCAGAGATGGCGAGTAACCCAGAAATCATGCGAGATATCGCTCCAAACGAATATTTACGATCAATAGATCAGGCCGCTGCCTTCGACGATATGTCTCAGAATAGTTTGCAACGCGCTAGGGCGCTTGCAAACACTCAAGTCCAGCAAGAGCCAATTCAAAATAACTTCTTTACCCAAAGAGGCGATAATAAAGCATTAAACCTTTTGCGAGGTATTGTAGGTAATCGTTTAATTAGCAGAGGTCTGCTCGAAGATCCTACTGATATTGCCAAGCGTAATTTGTATGCGAGACAAGCAAGAACGGCTCAGATCGCTAACCTTGGTGATGAGGCGCAAAACATACAGGACTTAGCAAACCAGACTCGCGCTCAAGCATTTGCGAGAGCGCAGCAAGCTGGCGTTAACGTAGACCCTAGATTAGCTCTCAGCGCACCAGAGCAAGTTACGAATGCTATAACCACGCAAGGGCTTGACTTTAATCCATCAGATGCTCTCACGTACTCGCAGGATTCTGATAACGAGATAAGATTTCAATATCAAAGGCAATTACTTCCTGGTCTTGTGGCTAGTGGCACAATTACTGAAGCGCAAAAAAGCGTTTTTGAGAATCAAGACGCAGAGACTCTAAATAATTCTTTGATGAGCTTGAGGGTTCCCGCTCAAGATGGGGGGGCTTTGCCAGGAGATACGATAAATCCGCTCACGGGAGAAACGTTTTTTAGTGCCAACTACAGCAATGAAGCTCGTAGCGAAATGAGGCTCTTTGGTGAAGAATTAACCGCACCAGAACGCCGCGCAAATAAATCCTACGGAGATATACACGAAGAGTATCGTCGTAGTGGAAGATTCATTGATGGTCAAAACATCGCTGATCTAAGCAAGGTTGTAGGTAACTTGACTGAAGCCGTTGACGAAAAGAGTAAGGCTTTTACTGGGCCGATTGCGGGTAAAATACCAGATGCTCTTAAGGCTTTTTACGGACAAGGCCAAAAGGCTTTAGATACTAGAGCGGCTCTGAGGAATGTTGTTCAAAAAACATTTAGAGAGATTCTAGGCGGTCAGTTCGCATTCCTAGAAGGTGAGCGTTTAATACAGAACGCATACGACGAAAATTTACCGCCTGAATATAATCTTATTCGTGTTCGCAGATTACTTTTTCAGGCTACAGAAATTGCTAAAGCTGGCGCTGAAAGGGCTGCACACTTTGACACTTACGGAACCCTGTATGGTGCTAATGAGAAGCAACTTGATAGCGGTCTTGACGGTCTTATAGCTTCCGTTAGTGACGAAACTATTGCTGAAAGAGGTCTTTATTCGTTGTTTAGCGGAGAAGAAAGGGAGCTGATGTTTAATGCTCTTCTTATGGAAGGCTCACCTAAATCATTAAAAGAACTTCAAGAGATTAAAGATTGGGAGGCAGAGAATATCCAATGACTACAGTAAGCCCATATCAACAATACATGCAGCACTTGCAAGCTGGCGGGAAAAAGGATGACTTTCAAATCCCGCAGCAGCAAATATCTCAATCAAGTTACTTTGACGATGTGGTATCTAACACGCCTCAAAGCATTGCAAACCTATTTACAGATGCGATTTATCCATTCCTGAACCCTGTAGAAACGGCCAAATCTATGAAAGATTTGGGTGTTGGCGTATACAGCTTAATGACTGATGGTGGTGAGCCTGAAGAAGCCGTTGCAGAGGCTATAGGCGAGTATTTTAAAGAACGCTATGGTTCTGTGGAGGCTTTTCAAAACAGCTTTAGAACCGACCCTGCTGGCGTTGTAAGTGATGTTGCAGGAATAGTGACTGGTGGTGCTTTATTAGCTGCTAAGGGCGCTTCCAAGACTGCAAAAGTCGCTGCAAAGGCTGGTAAAGACCAGATGGCTCAGAAGGCTCAAGCGGTCAGTAACGCCCTGCAAAAGACCTCGGAATTTGCCTCAAGCGGAGATCCGTTAACTGCAATACCGAAGGCTTCTATTGATCTTCTTAATTATATCGGTGGTGATCGTTTAGCCTCTGGTGCAGGAAACGTGACAGCAGAGATTCTGGGCCGAACCACTGGTGTCGGCCCAGACGCTATTAGTGAAGCTTTCACTGCTTCTAGGGCGGGTGGTGATACACGCAAAGCTTATTTTGAAGCTTTGCGAAACCCGAATCGTTTAGAAACTGCGCAGCTTGCAAAGAACAGTGCATTGCAAATTCGTCGTGAAGCTTCTGGTTTATATACTCGACAAAAAGCTGCGCTTGGATTAAATGAAATAGATTACGACTATGGTGGTGTAAGAAAAAAAATTAAGGAGCTAAAAGAAAGAGAAAACCTCATGGGCAAAAAAGGTTTGCCTAGAGGGGCTTTAGAGCCAGAAGCCAAGGATGAAATCAAAGCGATTTTAGCGGAAGTAGGTAAGACTGTAGGAAATCCTGCTGATAGAAACCTTGGAGGGTTAGACGATGCAATCGTTAAGTTAAACGCGACTTACGGTGGCTTAAAGACTGGCGCTGCTAAGACTTATCACCAAGAACTAAAGCAAGCAATGTTGGCAGAGATGAGAGGCAAGGTTGGGGACGGTTACGATCAAGTCCTCGTCCCATACCATGAAACAAGAACGTTGCTAGATCAGTTTGATACTGAACTCAAGGTTAACCCTAGCGGTGAGCGTAATCTCAATCAAATGTATCGTGGCTTATTGCGTTCTCTTCGCAGCAACGTAAACACAAATTTCGGTGAGTCAGCCAATCTGCTGCGCCAGTTAGACGCAGCAGATCCTTCAGCACCTATCACTGCGCGTATAGCTGGCGAAACTCTTACTCCAGGAATGCCTTCTGGCCTTTTAGGTACGACTACGGCATTGAGCAGTAATGTTCTTACTGCTATGAATGCTCCTCAAATATTACCTCTTACCATTGCGGCATCATCTCCAAGACTTGTTGGAGAAGCCGTAGGAGCGGCTGGTGCTGCATCAGGAATATTAGGTCGTGCAAACCCATCTGCCCTTCAAAATGCCGCAAGAGCTTCACGACAAGTCGGGATACTTGGGCAAGAAGCTGGAATGGCAAGGCAAGATATAGAAGATCAAAACTCTCCTTATCAGCAATTCCTCAAAAGTATCCGCTAATGCGAAAACAAAAGACGAAAAGCACAGTAAACGCCGCTGGCAATTATACGAAGCCAACGATGCGTAAGACTTTATTTCAAAAAATAAAGTCTGGCGGCAAAGGCGGTAAACCAGGTCAATGGTCTGCGCGTAAAGCGCAGATGTTGGCCGCTGAATATAAGCGTAAAGGTGGAGGGTATACATCGTGAAAGGAGTCGCTCACTACACTCGCAAGGGTACTAAGTGGACAGGGAATAGTCACAAGATGCCTAACGGCGATC